TACTACGGTGTATTTATTAGTGTCAAAGTTTGCTTTATACTTCCCCTCTTTCATACAGTAAACAACCGCAGCGTCCCACTTCTCAACAGGTTTAAAGTTGGGGTGTACATCATTGAAGTCGAAGACTCTACAGTTTTTCACATTGAGCTTTTTAACGAACTCGATGACTACGTGTGAGTGTTCATATGGGTCGCTCTTATCGGCGACCTCATTACAAAAGAGCCACCGCTTAATAGGGAACTTATCGTTGATGAATGTAATGTAATCTTCCCCTATATGTCCTTTTATAGTTATAAAGACATTTTTAGCGGTAAACCTAAAGGGTGGTGTCTTGGTGTCTTCAGTGTTCTTGGTGTCCTTGGTGTCCTTGGTGTTCATATACTATATATTTAGAAAAAAAATTTTTAAATAATAATTTTCTCACGATATAATATATAATGGTTAAACGAGTGTCATATAAGAAGCGACCTATCAGGCGTAGAGTTAATAAAAGAAAGAACAGACGTAACAGACGTAAGGGAGTGCGTCCAGCAATTAAAACCTATCAAACAGGTCTTCCCCGTCAAATGTTTTGTAAACTCAGTTACTTTGAGAACAACTATTCATATTCATTAGGTGCTACCGATAAACTTGAATATATAAGGATGAGGTTAAATGACCCATATGATCCATATGCGGCATTAGGTGGTAAATCTGCCCTCTACTATCAATTTTGGATGCAAGCCTTCAGATATTTAAGAGTCATGGCGGCTAAGATAACGGTCACATGGTTAAAAGTACCTGATACTAATAGAGGTGTTATATGTTCATTAGTCCCTAATTTGTTTGGTTATGCATGGTCTGATATAGATGATATAAGTAGTCAACCATACACCAAAACATCTAAGCGTTTCGCTAATCGTGTCGGTGATTCACAAAGTCTAAGTTATTATATTCCTATACATAAGATATTAAATATGTCTAAGCTACAGTATGATTCACAACTTCCCGGCGGTGATTATGACTGCTCATATAGTTCATCGCCTACTAAAGGGGCATTATTTGATATAGTCTTTTCAAGATTGGACGAGACAGACACTACGGCTATCAGTGGCTCATTTATGGTAAAAATAAAATTCTATTGTAAGTTATACCAACGTTACAACTTTGTTGAGGTAGGCTATGACGTCGGTGATGAGACAGCAGACGACGGAGAGATTGATAAGCCTACAGTATTACCTAATTACGTTATTCCAGTACCTGAATAATTATTATAAAAATATAATAATTACATAAGTGTTAGTTTCATAGTCTCTAATTCCTAAACCCCCGGCCACCGTTGGCCTAGGCGGAGGGCACCGACGCGCGACGCCCCCCACTACCGGTGGGGTAGGGGGGCGGAGCGCGAGGGCACCGCAGCCCGGCATTAATCACTTTCGCTAGGTTCCCTTAATGTTACGGGAACCAGCGAATCATCGATGATGGTAGATATATCCCATCTGTCATGAGAGCATTTATCAGTATGAGGTTTCCAGTTTGAGAAGACGCAGACGGCCGGTGACCTAAAGCGCAGCGTTGTACCTTTGTACTTAGTGCACGTCAGGCGTCCATTTTTGAGACTCTCAAGTATCGTGTAGATACTGTCTCTATCCTCAAACGTTCGCGGCATGTCAATTAGTATAGTCTTTGGTGTGTTGCCCGCTTCCATCCAGTTACGTATCACGTCTGCTATGTCTCTAAGGCTACCTGTAGCCGCTATAACAAGGCATTCATGCATTAGTTTAGCCTCCATCATGTCACAGAAAAAAGTTTTGCCTACCCCCCCTTTTGGTTCATGTACCCAGAAGATTTTACGTGAGTTGTTTTCATTATTAAGCTTGTTAAATAGGGTTTCCTGCCATTTATTGAACTTAGCCTCCCTTAGTTCATTAAGCAGGTCCTCCTCCATAGTGTACCCTTTGTTATTATATATCTGGATAATAGGGACTACGTCCCTTAATGACTTGGCATTTTCTTTAATGGCCTCAATTGGTGTCCTAGCGTTAGTGATCCTATCGACTGTGGTCTTTAGGTCTACTACGGTGTATTTATTAGTGTCAAAGTTTGCTTTATACTTCCCCTCTTTCATACAGTAAACAACCGCAGCGTCCCACTTCTCAACAGGTTTAAAGTTGGGGTGTACATCATTGAAGTCG